CTTTGTACTGTTCATAGAATCGCTCTATTGCTTTAGGGTCTGTTACGTCTAGGCTATATACCTCAACATTGTCAGATACAAGCTTAGATACTTTAGATAGGTCTCTTGAAACAGCAATAACCTTGTATCCATTTTCAGACAGGCGTTTAACTGTTGCTAACCCTACGCCTTTGCTTGCCCCAGTTACAATAGCCGTTTTCACGTTAATGAATCCAGTGCTGTGGCACCATTATCTTTTCGCCACTCTTCACTAAGTGTGCTGTGTGATGGTATGGCGGAGATGGTGGGAAAACAATAATGCTTCCAGCTTTTGGCTTGATAGCAAAAGTGTAGCTTCCTTCTTGCTTTGCGATTTCAAAATCTGGGTTTGGACTAGCGTTTTGCAATACGCCACCTGGAGAAGCAATCGTAAAAGATAGCTCTCCGCCCTCATAATCATCGTTTAAGTACATAACAAAAGATACTTTAAGACGGCCATCGCCCTCTTGTTGGTCAAAGTGAGCACCCATATATGTACCTGCCTTATACTTTTTAATTGGATACATTGGAAACAGTTTAGGCTCATCTGTGATGCCGTGGGCTACCGCGTAATCTCTTGCTACATCATCAAAAGCCTTTTGTAATGTAGAGTAGATATAGGTCTTCTGAATGTCTGACGGGTCCGCAAAGATACTCTTATCTGTTCCATAGACATACGCCTCACCACTACATGCCATCCATTCGCCCCAAGGGTTTTCATTGTCCTGGTCAATTGCATCAACAAGTTTCTTTGGGTCGTCAATTACGTTTGTGTAGTAGTAAACTTTTTCTTCAAGTATCTCTCTGTCCATTTTGTGTCTCCTTAGTACTTATTTTTTTTATAGTGGTCTTTTTCTTTAATGAACCCAACAAGAACATATCTTATTGGTCCATCCCCTACGTGCTTGACCCCGTGCTCATACTCTTCGTTCCCTGGAAAAAATAACATAGTTCCTGGCTTGGGCTTTAACTGAATGTCAAGGTTTGGAAAAAATAATTCGCCATCTGCGTAGTCATCATTAATATACACAATCGTAGCGTATTTTATAGACGGGTCTGTTCTTTGGTCAGTATGCGCTTTTAACTCTACTCCTGGTTGCATTCTTTGAATTGTTGCAAAACCACTTAAAATTAATTCTGGGTCGGCTTTTACCACCATTGAATTTAAACCATCGTATAGTGGTCTATATATCTCATGATGTAATATGTTAAAGTTTTTATCTTTCCAATTTTGAGTGATTTCAAACTTGCCTTCAGCAACTAAATTATCAACGTCGTCTCTGCCAAATTTTTCCATGCAAAAACTTGCTAAGTTTGAGTAGTACTCTACTTCCCAATCTTTTTGAGATGTACCATTTATAATGTCCCAAAAGGTAGTTATTTGGTCTTCTGATAAAAAGTTTTCAACAGAGAACAGCTCTGGAGTAATATCCTTAACTACATACCCGCTATCTATTAACTGTTGTTTAAATGGCTCAATCATTTACAGCTCGTCTGCTTTGTACTTATTTCCAGCCGCGTCCAGCTTCCAACCCTGCTTAAGCAGCTCTTGCCACTCTGCTCTTTCAATTTCTTGTTGCGCTCTAGTGGCCTTCATCTCTTCAGCCCACGCATCTCTTAATTCCTGTGGGTAATCCGACTCTTCTCTATCATCCCAGAAAGACCCAATGGTGTATCTGACCCCGCCTGTTATAAGAGATACTTCGTGCATATTGTTAAACCCGCCGTCAAATACAGCAAGCATTCCAACTTCTGGTTTAATCTCTATGTTTTGTGTTGGGAACCGTAAAAGTCCCCCATCAAAATCATCGTTAAGGTATAGAAAGCCTGCGTAGCGGCTTCTTGTAAAAGCGCCTGAGTTACCTTCAGCATCTGTATTGTCAGAGTGAACTCTTGCGTACGCTCCTGGCTCCCACTTTTGTGTGTGGTATCCAATTTTACAAATTGTTTTTGGGTCAAGGTCATGTACGGAAGCAATTGCTTCAGGCATTGCCTTTTCAATATCTGAAAATATGGTTGGAGATAGGCCAGCGTCAATGACCTCTTGGTCGTTGTCTTGTGGCAAAACTGAAGAATAGGACTCGTAAAATGAGATTGGCATCCAAGAAATTGCCCCACTGGCTGCTTGAGCATCTAATGCTTGAATCATCTTTGTGCAGTCGTCTTTGTTTATAAAGTTTTCATAAACAACTATGTCTTTTGTTATTCGTCGTTTGTTTGCTAGGTTCATTGTGCTTTACTCCGTCTAGTTATTTATAAGGGATTTATCTCCAGCAATAAGCTTTTTTATTTCCTGTTGAACAAGGGCGTACTCTTCATCAAACACTTCTGGGGTTCTGCCCTCTCCCATAGCGGCAGGAGTTCCTTTAGCTATTAAATCTTCTTTTAGTGTCTTTTCAATATCGTAGTTTAATACTGTGCACTGAAACCAGTTGGCAACATACCCATCTCTATCAATAAGGTATTTTTCAAAGTTTCCGCCCTGCATTGCACCATTAGCTACAGGTTGATTTAACCAAGGTGACAAGTACCCATCTCTATCTGGAATACCAAGTTCTCTTTGTTTTGCGGCATAAGCAAGCATTTGTTCTGCTATCTCGTTGTACAGCTCGTGAGTTTCTTTTCTTGGTTGACCTAGGCCGTTTACAGAGCTATCTCCCTTGTGTGGGCTGAGCTCAGTGGCACTCTCATTTGGGTTTGACGACACCAGCTCTGAGAACTTAAATGTGGTTCCATAAACTTCTTGGCCATATTCTTGTGAGTCTAGGCCACAGGTAATGCCTTCAGACCACTTACCCTTAGTAACTCCAGGGCCACAGAAGTCATTGGTAGGGATAGCAATAACTTGGAAATCATCTCCACCGTATTTATCTTGAAGCCATTGGAGAACTTCCATTTGATTAGCGTTACCACAGCCTACGGTTGTATTAGCCAATAGGGTGACTTTACCCTTAAATTGACTTAAGAAATCAGGGGTGCCCTCAGCCGAGTTAAGCGGGATATCGTAAATTGGTTTCATATGTTTTATTGTACCCCGTCATTACGGTTTTCTATCCCCTGTATGGTTTGTAATTTCCCAAAAGAAGGGGCATGTAAATCTTAAGCCGCTTTTTATTTCAGTAACCCCATGGATATAGTTTTTATCTCCTGGAAAGAAGTAAGCGGCACCCTTTTTAGGTTTAAACTGCACTCCCTGTAGGGGGAAATATAGCTCTCCGCCCTCATAGTCGTCGTTTAAGTAAAACAAACTTGAGAGGTCATAGTTTGGGAAGTCGTTAGGTGTTCCAGCGTCAGGGCCTTCGTGAAGTTCTTTATCAGCATGGGGCTTTTGAAACTGCCCAGGAAGCCATTTAACAATGGTTGTGCCCGTTGGGTGAACCTCTACCTTATAAAACTCTTCAATAATTGGTCTTAGTCGTTGAAATAGCCCTGCAATTATTGGGGATATCTTTGGGTCATTTTTATCTAAGGTTGGTTGAGTCGCAACCCTGTCTTTCCAATAGTCTGAGTCGTAGGTGACAGTTCCATTCTCATTTGTATGACTTTCAGTAACATCCCAAATTGTTAAGGATTTGGCAGCTTTTTCTAAAAACTCTATCTCTTCTTGAGTCATAAAATTCTCTAGCTCAACAATCATGTCTTTGCTATCCCCAAACCAGCCAGACGGGGTTATAGAAGGGGTTCTTTGGACTACTTTGTACGAGTCTTTATTTTGCTCCATTTTTATATTTTATCCTTTTTCGTATTATCTGTGACTCCTAATTTTAGGACTTTTACCTCATGAGCGCCTTGAGTTTCTTCTTTTTCATTTAAGGCATCTCTGTACCAGTCTGTCCACTTTCCAGCAGAGTTTACCTTTTGTGCCGCCTCCCCATAGGAAATATTTGCGGCTAATCTTTTGCTACCTGGGTCTTGGTACTCAACAATTTCAATATTTGTTTCGTTTAGACTTGATAGAGATATAGGAATAATGGTGGCAACTGGAGTTCCAGCTTTGATAACTACCCTTTTATTTGCAATCTTTGCTTTAATAGCTAAAGGCAAAGGGTTGTCGTAAAAAGAGGTACTCATTAAAGACGACATCGTCTCAAACTCATCACTAAAATAATTTACAGGATTAATGGTAAAAATACTTACCGACTCATCTGTTCTAAATACTAAGCCGGTGTTTAAACTTATAGAGGATTGCCCCCTACCCGAATAAGCACCTTCTGGACTAAATATTTGAACATGGTCTTGGGTTTGGTCATTTACCCCGTCCCAAATAAACTCAATATCTTTTAAACAAGAAAGGCTCCAACCAATTACATTTGATTGGGTTACTGGAAAGCATCTATAAGCATGATTTTCCGCTGTTGCGTCCATCCAATCCCTTTTAATTGACATAGGTTGGATATCAAACAAAGCCCCTTGTGTTTTTTCAACTAAAATGTTAAACATTAATCTGCGTCTGCGCTATACATTTCTGGAGTGTGAAACTTTTTGCTGTAATCAAGCATTGTAACAATAGAGTACTTAGTTCCAGAAGTTACTGGCATTGCTTGATGTGGGTACATAAAGTTTGATGGAAAAATAAACAGGTCTCCAGCCTCTGGCTTAACCTTTAAGTTTTGTAATCTAAAATAAAGCTCTCCACCCTCATAGTCGTCATTGACGTATGAAACTAAAGAAACAGTGCAGTTATAAGAAAAGCCATGGTCGTGGTGCTCCATAAAGTGCTGGCCTGGGCCATACTTAATAAAGTTAAACGCTTCCCAGTACTTTAAGTTATTAATGTTATACATTCTTGAATAGTCTTGAACTGCAGGCAGCTTAACGTCGTATAAATCTTGCCACAACGCCTGTAGGTTTAAACTAGTCTGGCTTGTATCATTTTCTATATCTGTCTTCTTAAACTTAAAGTCGTTGCAGTCTCTGTACTCTGGCATAAGTTGCTTATACCCAACATACGCGGGTTGCCAGGCATAACCAGTTGTATCTCCTTCTGGTTTAAGGTTTGATTCAATTCGGCCTACAACATCAATATCCTTATTAATTACGCCTTTATAACAAAAAATTCCGTTGCCTAAGTCTTTTTTTTCTGTCCATGTCGACATTTTTTATTCCTTATCTATACTCTCGTATTGACCAAACACTATTTTTGTATACCCCGCCATCAGGCTGTCGGTAAAACTTCATGTTATTAACCATTTTATCATACATTGTAGACTGGTCTAAAATTTCTACCTTGTGTTCCCAGTCTTCTCGTTTAAAAGGAAGAACCTGCATATATGGGGTTCCTGCTGGTAATGTGCCTTCCCAGCCTTCCGCAATAAAAAATGGAAAGGTTCCAAGTAGGTGAACTTTATCCGCGTCTACAACACCAGTAGTGTTTAAAAAGGGTAGGTCAAACCTATTCATTGGGGTCATAAACAATGCGCTGTATCCTTCTGGAAGCTCTAACCCCCATGGAGAACTCCAAGCAAAATGGTTTTGATAGTACCCCTTTGGATGTTCAAACTGTGGCATTGGAGGCCGCGGGGTACAAAAATCTTTATAGTTAGGGTCATCAATTTTTACATTTATGATTCCCTGGCTATTTTTATAAAAAACTAAATCGCATGGAGTTTTAAAAAGGTAACCAGTTGTAAACGCATCCAAAATAGCAGGACACGCTTTCCATGTGGGAATCTTTCCATAGTCATCGGTTGTACCTTCTTTAGGGAAAGGGCAAACTTCTTTTGGCGCCTTGTAGTACTCCCCGTTTGGCATTTTTGCAAATCTGTCTGCGTCTTTATACCAAGTTGGAATCTCTGTTTGTGTTGGTACAGGGGTCGAAACATCTTCTTTTTTTATCCATGGCCGAAAAGGTCTAAATATGGCAATCAAAGACATCACTTATGCCCTAACTCGTTAATATCTGTCATGACGACAACGCAATATTTTGTACCTGAAACCATTGGCAAGGAGGCATGCTCGTAGATGTAGTTTGAGGGGAACACTGCAATGTCTCCTACTTTTGGCTTATAAACTAGATTATCAAGTCTTGGGAACTTTATATCTCCGCCCTCATAATCGTCGTTAATGTAAATAACAGCGGATACTGTGCAGTTGTACGCTGGGCCGTGGTCTGCGTGAATATTAAAATGAGTACCGCTTCCCTCATACTTTACAAAGTTAAAGGCTTCGTAATAGACTACGTTAATACCCCAGTATCTAGCATAGTCATCTATACAGTACTTAAGCTTTTGGTATATCTCCTCATGCAGGTCTATAAGTTCAGCGTTTGATTCATCTTTAGGCCCAAGGTTTTCCTGCTTATACTTAAAGTCTACACAGTCTCTTGCTTTCTTAACTGGAACCGCAGAGTTTGTAACTTGAGCCTCTGACCATTTATACCTGCCACCTGTTGATAGGTTGGACTCCAGAGTGTCGATGTATCTTGCGGCATCCTCGTTAGAGAAGGTATTTTGATAAACGTGTAGGCCCAAACCTAAGTTTTTGACACTTACGTTATTATCTAGCGCCCGTTCAGGAACCCTATTTGATGCAGTCTCTGACCTATCTTTTGTAAACCATGTGTTTTCGTTCTCATTATGCATTTTTCCACCTTCTTATTAAACAAGTTGTGTTTTAATCATTATTTGGGTCAGTAAAATTAACTCCGTCGTATAGCCAGCCGACTTCAGCCGACAGCTGGTCTGGGTTATCTACTTC